CCAGTGCTGGAATTGGCAGAGTAGTCAAAAGTGGTAGTGCCATCGCCGCCAATGTAAGCAGCAGTGTAGCGGGCGCTTCCAGCAGTACCGCCGTTGAAGTTACGACCAAGCTGAACCAAATCGCTATCAATTTGTTTCGCCAGAGCATAACCAGCATCAGAGGTATAGAACGAGCGCAGGCTATTCAGAGCTTGTGCCTCAACGATGTCTTCAATCAAGCGGCTATATTCATAGTGCTTGTTGATGGAAACGTCAACGGTAGTCTCAGTAGCTGCAATCAGGGTAACAGCGGTGCTTGCTGCTTTAGCAGAAGCAGTGCCACGGTAAGGCGCAGGCAGGTGAACGGTGTCACCTTTCTTGCCTTTGAAATTCATCTTCGTAACCAGATTAGCCAGAACAAGATTCTTCTTGTAGGCCGCAACGATTTCATCAGACCAAATTTCAGGGATAAAGGTTGCCGCCGTAGTGGTGGTAACCGCAGGGGTAGGAAATGCCATGTTAATTCTCCAAAATCAAAAGTTAGTTACTTGACCCGTCCCTCTGCGTATGCGGTCATGATTTCATCACTCAGCGCATCGTAGCGAGATGGGTCGGTCATCTTCAGCCGAATCAGGTCAGCCCTTCGGTAAACCTTCTTTGAACTCTCTCCAGTTCCACCTGTATCGACTGCTGCGGCTTTCATGCTATTGGCCCTAGCTGTTTGACCAGCTTGTTCGGCTTGTTTAGTCTTCACGCCACGCAACTCTTTATAGGTAGAAATCAGTTCGTTAGCCGAATCAAAATCAAACTCACCATCTGCCTTCGCATACAGCCCCAAGCGAACAGGTGAAGATTTCACCCAATTCACAAAGTTCTGGTCTTGTGCAACTTGCACAAAATCAGGATGTGCCTGCGATAACTTCTGCTGAATCTGAGCCTTCTTGAACTCGATACCTGCTTGTCGAGCAGCTACCACATCAGGATGGCTATCAATCGTCTTCTGAACTGCCTTCTGTGGATTCTCAAAGAAATCTACTTCTGGCTCATCCTCTTTGACATATTGCTGCTTAGAAGAAAGGTTTTGCTTAATTAGCTCATCTGCAAGTTTCCGCACTTCGCCAACTTCTTGTGCCTGCTTCCCAATAAGCCTTTCAGCTTCCTGGTGCATTCTCACAATGTCCTCTAAACTTTTGTCCCTGTATTTATCAGGAAGTTCATGGGCCTGTTGCTTAGTCTCTTCAACTTCTAACTCGCCAAGCGTCTCGTCTTCTTTGTCAATCAACATATCGTTTCCTTTTCCTGCCGTACTTTCGGTTGTAGGAGATTAACGCGACACTTTCATGTTTGTGCGTTAGCTTTGCGCTCAGATTTTAGCTTGTCAGTGTGGCTTTTAGGAAATCTCCCATATGCAGAGGGGAAACTTCCAGACCATCCTTCCAACCTAAACGCTGGAGCAGAGAGTGCGCGAACAGCTAGTTCGCCACACTCACATTGGACATTTACCGCCTCATAAGTGGTAAATTTCTCAAACTTTTGCCCGCATTTGCAGGCGTAATCATACATTCTTTTCATTCAATTCCTCGTATGCAGTCTCACTGGCCTCTTTCAAGGTTTTCAGCCAAGTAAGAATTGAAAGTTCACCTTTTTTGAATTGTAGGTCTTTTTCATCAGAAACTGTTGCAATGTTGTTTATTGAAGCAATAATTTTATCAACATCTTCAATTAAATCTTTCCAACCATCCATTGAGAACAGATTAAATCTATCTTCGTAGTATTTTTGCAAATCAGGGCTCATGTCTGTTGTTCAGTTTGGTGCATTTCTAATTCTACGGCAGCTTGAGCCACTACTGCTGCATCATGGATTGTTTGTTCTTCAACGGTGTACTCCACTTGGGTGGTTACGCCAGTTTGTAAGTCAACTACAATTCTGTGTGTCATGGTGTTTATTCATAAAGAATGTTAATAGAGCCAGCGTCAAAGGTGTTTGTTCCACCCACCGTAGTGACACGAATACGCGACAAAACACCACCGGAGATAACTTTCCCGCCACCGCCATATATGGTTCCCGCCAAATCAGACCGGCCAAAAACAATAGTCGCCACCCAACTATTGGTACTTTCGTCAATCAGTTGCAGCACAACCGTTCCATAAAAAACAACCGCAGCAGCCCAGCTAGAGCCAAACAAAAACCCAGATGAGTAATTGATGGGTGTTGTGTCTAATGTAGTAGCGCCTAAATAATTTGACGTTTCAACCGCGCTAGTTGGCCCAATTTGTACTAGCGGAACTGATGTTCCGCTGGTGCTGACACCGTTAAACAGTACAGTGATGCGTTTAACCCAAGACGGAATGCCAGTGAAGTCAATACTTGTGCCGCTGGTAGATGCAACAGCAGTGCCAGATGTAAGAATTCCTACACCCGTTGGTGTGCCTGCAATAATAGGACTAGTTAAAGTTTTATTAGTAAGCGTATCAGTAGTAGCACGACCAACAAGCGTATCTGTTGATGTAGGTAAAGTCAGAGTTCCTGTATTGCTAATTGTGCTAATTACAGGAGCAGTCAATGTTTTATTAGTCAACGTGTCAGTAGTCGTCTTACCAACCAGGGTATCTGTAACAGCAGGCAGCGTTACGGTTGTAGTTCCAGCAGCCGCACTAGCCTGTAATGTAGTAGTGCCTGACGTAGACCCTGATAGGTCAATTGCATTTGGTTTAAGTGTGACGGTAGTTGCCATATTTATGCTCCAGTAATTTGCATCCAAGATTGGGTAATTTCATCCCATGAATACATTTTGCCGTCAGTAGGCATAGCAACAGGTGGAACCCATTGGCAAGTTGCTTCTACCAATGTCCAACTAGGATATGGTTGAGGAGCAATAAACGCATTGCGGTTTTGGTCATAAGTAAAACCAACGCCAGCATAGTTTTTACGAAATGTTCCGTTGTAGCTAGTTTGCTTCCAATCGCCACCAAACAAACGCTCACAGAAAGCAGCGCCGATGTACTCTTTCTCTGTGCCGTCAGCAGATGCCGTGTCCGCATTAGCAATCACAATCACTTGGGTGACTATGCCGTTTTCAACTTTTGCAAAATGTGCCATTACATCTCCAATTTTTCTAAAATTTCAGTTGTCCAAATGGTAGGTATTGAGTCTTCAAATGCTTTAATTTTTGCCATTGTGTCATCAATTTCATCCCATGTTGGACATGGTCTGTCATCTTCCCAGATAGTGATGGTTCGGTTGCTTATTTCCCATTTGGCTTGCGGACGCAGCAAATGCATTGCCGTATTTATTCCATAGAGTTGATATATTTTTTTCATATCAATTTAATTTTAAAATAATGATTCCAGAGCCACCAGCGCCGCCATTTGCCGTATTAGTGCCGCTGAAAAAAGCGCCACCACCACCACCGCCCAAATTAGCTGTGCCAGCGACGCCTGTAGCGCTGCCTGATGTGCCAGCATTGCCACCACCACCGGCAGATGCTGTCCCCGAAGTGCCGCCAGCTTGAGTAGCACCACCGCCACCACTAGCATAGGTAACGCTACTGCCGCTTATAGAACTTGCAGTGCCAGTGCCACCATTTCCGCCTGTCGTGGACGTGCCTGTTGCTCCAACACTACCAGAGCCACCACCGCCGCCAGTTCCATAATTTGGTGGTGTTGCGCTGCTTCCTCCACCAGCATTTCCTTGGCTCGGGCTTGTTGATGGTGTATTGCCCGCACCGCCAGCACCAGCGTATAGACCACCACCACCAGAACCGCCTGCGCCGCCCGCAGTGCTACCCGGATAAATACCATATCCAGCACCATATCCACCGCCAGTAGCAGTGATGGTGCTAAAAACAGAATCATTGCCTTTTGTGCCGTTTTTAGTAGCGCCGCCAAGATTGCCTATTCCGCCAGCGCCTCCAGCGCCCACAGTAATGGTGTAAGTCGTGCCTGCGGTAACCGCCAATGCAGTGTTAGTCCTTAAACCGCCTGCACCGCCGCCTGCACCTGGGCCACCTTGACCATCTGCGCCGCCGCCACCACCGCCACC